TTTAAGCACATCAGCTTTGGCTTGATGTACCTCATCTACAATAACACACTGCACATCAGCCGCAAAGTCCACAACACTTACATCGCTGTCTCCGTTACGAAAACGCTTTTCCATGCTGTTTAAACTCTGCCATGTACAAATGGTATGTGTTTTGCCAAATTCTTTTCTATCCCCAAAGTATACACCCACATCCAATCCCAAGTTGATGTAGTCTACTTCTGTTTGTAACACCAAGTCTTTGTTGGGTACAATTACAATACTACGACCATATGGTTCTATTAGGTTGCTGAGTGCGGCTGTAATTAATGTCTTGCCTGCACCAGTTGCAATCTCTTGTAAGCACTGTGGGTTACTGAGAAACTGATTTATAATCTCAACCTGATAGTCACGCAATACAACTGGCTCGCCTGCAACTGGATGTTTTTCAGGCCACCGTTTATCACTAAAATGTTTTTCTGTAATTTGTGGGAAATCTAATTTAATTTCTGTTCTGCGGTCATCAATATCTACTTCATAACCGTCAGCAATTAATACTGGCAATATGTCTTCCAATAGATTTGTATATGTAGACCCACCAATGTTAAAGTAATTAACCTTACCATCCCAACGTCCTAGTTTGTATGCCGGCACATGATATGCATACGGCAACATAAAACTGAACTTGTTGACCAGTTTCTTGCGAGTATCCAGATCGAGACCTTCGATCTTACAATTTACTTCATCTTTTAAAATAATCTTTGCCATAATAATACTATACAGATTTTACCTATTGTTGTCAAGAAGATAAGGGTGGGGGGACCTTTCGATCCCCCCGTTTTAATTAGCTAGCTGGAGTGAGAGTGATATAGACAGAGGAGAAGCTAACCAATTAAACTCTCCGCATGCATGTTGACTCTGCGTATGTTTTCCACTTTACAGGATTCATCTTTCGTAAATCTGCAATTTTGGTAACCATACGTAAGCTCAATTCACGCAGTCGGTTACGGTTAATGTAAACATATTCCAGCAACTCTGCTTGCTCGGCTTTGTTGAAGCCATACTCATCAAGCATGCCATCTCCAACAATTTGTTTACACCGTAAAAACTTTTCACGCATTGTATCCATTGTCAAGTCCAAGTAGTGGCAACGTGACATGATCGCACCCAGGTGGTCTGCAATCTTACCGCGAGCTTTTTCAAACTTGAGGTTTGTAATAAACACAACGCTTCCTTTAAATTCAAATGTGTCTGGAATGCCTTCTCGGCGTAACAATGCACTGTCTGCCAACCAACTTAGTTTACGCTTCTTGCCACTGTCTAATGCGGCTTTAAGCAAATTCAAACTAGTTTCGTCATACAATACAGTATCACAGTCATCCAGCACAAGTACTGAACCTTTGTCTGCATATTCATACAATGTTTTGTACAAACCAATAGCAGAGCTGGCGCCTTTAACAACGCCGTAACGTTCTGGTGCATTAGTTAGTTTTGTAGCAACCTTTGCTGAATCCAGCACTTGCTCTACTCCAAAACTTTTACCTACACCTGGAGGGCCTGTTACAACCATTCCACGAACAACTCCATCAATAGCGGCCTCTGTCATGTCTTCCAAAATTTGGAACCGCTCACGTAGTCGTTCAATTACTTGTTCGTCAGTTTCTTCTGGCTTGACGTCTGACGTCGGTGTGCCTACTGACGCATTATCGTCAACATCCTCAAAACTGTTTGCACTTTCCACTTTAATGCGGATCCTACGATCTGGCATTCCTGGAATATCTTTACCACACACTGTGATAAATCCACCGTTACGGCCTATCTTAAAAGGCTTTTCAAGTTTAAAAACAGTATCTTTGATTGTTGCTCCGGCATATACTCCGGTTAAAACACGTACTTTTTGCATTGGTTCTCACTCCTTTTGCATTAACTTATATATACATGATAACATCTAGTGTAGTTATTGTCAAGCACTTTCTTGAATTTTTACACGATTAATTACAGTTTCTTTGCATTTACTGAATTTACTAATACTTTGCTCTTTAACAAATCCAGTAACGTCCATAGTTTTACCAACAAGGATACTACTGATGTCTGGGTCTTTGCTCCAAAAGAACTTAACTAAGTTTACGTCACCTTCTACACCAGTTACCAAATGAATGTTATATTTGGCAATAAATTTAATATCCTGAATTAGTAGGTTAAACTTAAATCGTTTGCCAACACTGCCAACATACTCACTGGTGTGACGTTTTTCATCGTAAAATTCTTCCATTTCGTCACGTTGTTTCTGGATGCGTAAACTGTTGGGCAGACTTGCAATTACACTAATGCCATAGTTGTCTACTTCTGTATAGTTAAGTAATTGGCCTACAGTGTCTTCAAACCCATTAACACTGCCTGTGAGCTTCTTCATCACAATAACACTGTCAAAGTATTCTTTGAGCTCAGAAGCTTGGTCACGATGTTTTTGGGTTATCTCAATGACAGGTGCGTCTGGATTCTCCTGGAGGATCATCTTGATAGCAGACTTATTATCATATACATTGGTATTATTTTTATAATCATGATAACCATATCCACTTTTGATGAAGCCTTGAAGTTCATCAACTGCAATAGCAAGTGTCATTACTTTAAAGATGTCATATTTCTTTTTCATTGTTCTGCCTTTTGCCCTGTTTACCTGTGTAGTATACGAAATTTAATCTACAATGTCAACAACATTTTTGTTTTCTTTGCCACTTTGATACTGAGCTTTTAACCAAAACTTATGGTTATCAAAGTACTCCTGAATTGTGCATGGTTCTTGTTTATAGGCTGATCGTTCATTCATTGCAGCCTGATACATGTTATTCACAAATAGTCTAAAGTTGCTTTCATCTGGCATACGTGTCTCCTATATGTTTGAAAGATTNGCAGGAGCCTTGAAGCCCATGCATTGTANTTGNGTAATGGCGTTGAATAGTTTAACGGTTTCACGTTTTACTTCAATACGTGTTCGTTCACCTTCTTTTTTCATTACCTTTGGCGTTAAGCTCAAATTGATAAACTCAAATACATCATTAGCTTGTATTTTTGTCATATCAGTCATGTCAATTAGACGCTGGCGTGGAGTAGCCGTGCCACGAATATAATTTAAATCTGAAATAACAGTTCTAAGTTCTACACTCATTTCTAACTCCTTTCTTATTTAATATACCACTAGTATACAGTAAGACGTCTTGGTTGTCAAGCCTTATTTTAATTTATTTTATTAAAATAAACTTTCGTATGCATTTGCATTAACCCATTCACGGGTTTCATCTGACATATTAAGTTCTTCCAGTTGTTGATCAGTTAATTCAATACCTTTGAACGATGCTGACTCAACATACGCATCACAAAAGTCTGGATAGTCTTTCATATCTACATCACCAATCATAATGTCATCCAATTGGTTGATATCAAATTTAATTTTTGTCATTTTATACTCCTGTATAGTTATAAGGTTTATTCCATTTACCAACATTGATGTCAGTATAGTGTGAACGACTAAAGTAATCAGTCATTGCATCATCATCGTTAAAGTACTTTGGGCCTTTCATTGCCGCTAGTAGTTCGTTAAAAAACTCACGCTTTTTACCTGCATAGTGACGGTCGATATGATATTCATTAACTTGAATATAACCATCACCATGTGTAAAACTATCGCTAAAGTCAATTGCGCCTTCTTTGATATTAACGCAAAGTGTTGAATGGTTACGAACAGCGATACTGGCTTTCATTTTGTACTTTTTAAGCACTGCTTTGATGCCTGGTGCTAATTCTGCTTTGTCTTTTTGTGAAACATATGCCATTTGCTAACTCCTGTTTTTTAACTTATACCATTAATATACAGTAAGACGTCTTGGTTGTCAACAAAAAACAGAAAAAAAAGGCAAGAATAAATCCTGCCTTTTCAAGTACTTGTAATTTTTATTGGTTTTTTTATGATTTTTTAATCATACGATAAGTAAATTGTGTAACAGAATGGATGTTCGCAGACGATATTTTTAACGACTTTGCAACACGTTCTGTGTTAGCTATATACAACAAGGCCTGATCACACCTTCTGTTACACTATAAACTCACATCTTCAAGTCCAGCTGCACGTAACTTCACAATGTTATTGATCTGAAACTGCTTGGCGTCTAATGCTTTTGATAGTCCTATATACTTGTTACGCAACAGGGCAAACTCATTAATAAGATGCTGTTGATTCACGACATCTGGATCACCATCAACATACTTTTCCGCATCACGGCTAGTAAGTTGTCTGTTATAATGCTCCAGAAACTTCCTGAATTTCTCACTACGCATTCTACGTAGTTCTATGTTTAAGAACTCTAAAATACTTTCGATTTCTTGTAATTGTCCAAAACGTTGTTCAACTACTCCAGGCATATCGCGGCTATGTTTTTCAACACTGCCACGAAGTCCTGTTTGAACCCTAGCTTCAGTAAGCTCTTTTTCATAGTAGTCAATCGCATAAACTATTTGATTGATATCTTTTCGTATCTTTGATAACCAGTTCACTGTCTAATTACCACTCAGATTCTTCTTCATATTCTTCTAATTCATCATCAACATCATATTCCTTAAGGGCACGATCTAGAATGCTACAAACTCCATGAAGTTCGTTTGCATGTTCTTCTAGATCGCACAAAGCACTTTCTTGTACCGCACTTAAAAAATGCTGGGCCGCTGTGCTTCTATCCTTAACTGGAACATATGCTTTGATGCTGTCCCACAATTCTGCAAGACTTACTGCGTCATTACTTGATAGTTTCATTATTATTCCTCAATAGTGGATAAATTTTCATCAAGGCTATTTAGTTCTTCTTCGGAATCTTCGTCCACGGGTTGTTCAGTTAACTGATCAACAGCAATGTCATCCCATTCTCTCATAATAAGGTCTAATGCGCCATCTTTATTAGCATTCCAAGGCTTACGGAACATTTTAATTACTTCACCAGTTACGTGG